CGATTGCCAGACTTGCCATAAGGAACATCCCCATAGCATTTAGGGGGGGTTTTATCTTTATCCAAGTATTCTTTAACAGTTTTGATTTTACTTTGAACATCATGTAATTCCATAGAATGAACATCTAGTAGGGCCAACTCTCCTGACTGTTTATCTATAGCAAGAAATGCTCCCTCTGTGTCTCCCTCACCTTTTAAATATCCTGATAGCTGGCTGATGTATCCAAATGGATCATCGTCACAGAGTGTACGCTCCTTAAACTTTTTAAATCCATAGGCAGATGCACTCTTAACATCCACAGTCACTCCATCAATTCTACAATCCTTATGCCCTACCACACCATCAATCACAACTTCTTTTTGTTGCTCTGTTACCTCATGGCCAGAAGCATAACATAAAAATAGAACAAGCTCTTCCAACACATGACCATATAGAAATCTAATCTGATCATAGCGCTTCATCTCATCCACTCTCGGCACTTCTTTTAGATCATACCAAAGCTGACGTAGGGGTTTACCAATGTTAGATATTCTTAGATATGGTTTTTTATTTGTTCTATCTTCTTTAATAGAATTAATTAAATGACCGGCTATATTTTTACCGGCCTCTTCTGCAAACTTCTCCAACTCTTCGTCGGTTCTAGGAGAATCCTTGCCGTCTTGTAAGACTTCATAAACATCTTGAATAAGTGAAGAAAGTTTTTTCATTATAAAATAGAGGGGAGAAGAACTTGGAAGTTATAGTCTCCTCCCCTCACTCCTCTAGTTATGCAGGGAACGGTACATCATCGGAGGCAGGTGCAACATAACCTCCTTTAATAGGATCGAAAGAAGAACTTTGAGGTGAGTACTCAACCAAGTCAACAACTTGGATGGCACATAGATCACCACCTCTACCCTTTCGATTTCCCCACGACCAATCGTAGGGACGGAATTTAACTGTGACCAACGAACCATTCCCAATGTAGGTATCATTCATGGGTGTATTTTGGGAATCAACAACTGTCGGACGTTGGTTCATACTTCCATCCTTTCGACGGACCTTTCGCTTTAACTTAATAAAGTCTCCTTTTTCATCGCCAACATTCTTAATCTCAAGACCACTCTCTTCAAAGACTGCTTTAGCAGTATCATCCAATTGTGATAGGGTACACTCCCAAACACCGTCTGCTTCAAACTTTGTGTTCGGAGCGACGATTGATGTCCAGTAAGCAACTCCAGTAGCATATTTATAATCTTCAGTCATAATTTAATTTCTCCTTAATGTAATGTTAATTTAAGCTACCGCTTCTTCAACAAGACGATAGCGAGTGTATTTAGAACCATCTTCAGCCTTAGCTTTTATTGTCTCAATATCATGACCCAAGTCACGAAGGTCAGAGATAGTAGCAGTCAGGTTTTCACATAGCCCCAACTGAATTGCAGTCTTACGAGTTACTCGCATACGCTTCTTTAGTGCGGCTAGTGTTTTCTTCTGACAATTTTTCATAAATTTTACTCCTTGAAGTGTTGTTAAGAATTGTACTTTACAGTATGTGTTACATGTTGTCAACACATTAATGTGTCTCTGCCCAATTTTTTCCAATTTTATATTCAGAATCTAATGGGCATCGAAAAGAATATATTTCTTCTACCTCCTTCATTGCAGTTTTAGTAATCAATCCAAACTCCTCACAGTCCTTATTATGTACCTCAAACTGGTATTCACCGTGGATACTAGCAACAAGTCTTACATCCAATCCTTTCTTTGTGTACGCCTCATGCATCTGCACCAGCCACTGTTTACATATAACAGCACCAGCCCCTTGAATCAAGGTGTTTAATGCAGCATGAGGAGATCGAACCTGTAAAGTCCTACCATCAAGTCCCGGTATGACCCCATTCCTTTCGACTGTTTTATTTAGATTATTTTTAAGAGCAGAGAACTTAGGCATGTTGCTCATAAATTTAGATATTAATGCCTCTCCTTCTCTCGCAGTACCGCCTACGATCTTACCAATCTTGGCAGCTCCTGCACCATACATCAGTGCATAAATAAATGTCTTAGCTTGGTCACGGTCTGTAAGGCCAGCCATCTTCATGTTAGCTGTATGAACATCACCTTCTAAAATTTCTTGTGTAAATTTAGGATCGTCCATCATGTGTGCTAATCCTCTTAACTCAAGGCCAGAGGCATCAGTTCCCACTAAAGAATAGTTGGTAGCATCTTCCACACTCCACATTGATCTACACTCTGTTCCCATAGGAGAGTATACGGCAGGAACCTGTGCCATGTTTGGGGAGGTGTGAGCCATACGACCTGTAACAGTTTTTAAGGTTAGAACTCTACCATGAACCCTGCTACTACTATCTGCAGCTTCTACCCAAGATTTTACCTGTGCATATCGTTTACCTAATAATAGATATTCAGATATCTTTTTTGCTTCAGGTAAATCAATTGTCTCAAGGACTGCCTCATCTACAATGACATTCCCCTTATCAGTTTTCTTTTCTGGCTTCCACCCTAAACCCATTAATCTTTCTGCTATTTGTTTTCTAGAAGCAGGATTAAAGGGAGTAACAATATCATCCAATGGTTTTCCTGATCTCTTATGTGTTCTACCAGAGACAACATGAGGAGGGAATATTTGTTGTAGTTCTCCTTCTATATTATCCATCTTATCCTGAACACAGGATATAAATGTGGTTGCTTTAGGTAAGTCTAAGTAGAATCCATTATCTTCTTGTTGTTGAATAATACTTTTAATTTTATGTTCTAAAGCAATTGATCTAGAAGAAAAAACATTTTGTTGTTTCTTAAAATATTTATATAAAGAATAGGTAACATTAACATCTTGTTTACAATAGTCGAGCATTTCTTCAGAGAAGTGATCGAAGCTATCTACTTCTCCTTTAGGAATACCCAATCGTTCACCCCAAGACTTTAGGCTATGTCCTTTCTCAATTATAGGATTGTAGAGTTGAGACAGGATCATAGTGTCTAAAATCCTGTCTGATTGTATGTCGGTTCCCGTAAGTTTATTTAATACTGGTGCATCAAAAGATATACCATTGTGCATTATAAACTTAGACACGCTACGGGCAAAGTTAGGAAACTTAACATAACATTCTTCTTCAACAAACGTATAAGGTATATTTTTATCTATGTCATAAGCCACAATACAGTGTATCTTTGTGGCATCAATAGCATCGGTTTCTATGTCAAGAACTACGCTCATAACCGAATACAACTCCTATTTAAGTTTGATCATTGCCGCCCTATTGATAGGGATAATAAAGAAAAACTCTCCTTTGCTAACATATCTATTCGGTATTTCTTTTAAGGGACATGAAGCTACCACATCCCCTCTTATTTGCCAAGCCCTAGTATACTCTTTATTAAAAATAAAGAAGTTTAAAGAGGCATTTTTACTTTTTGCTAACGCAATCAGTCGGCTCTTTCTTTCAGGAATGCGAACATCTTCCCAAGTAACAGGCCAATCTCCAGACCACACCAGCTTAGTCTCTACCTCTGTGTAGTGAAGCACACCATTCTTTTCAGAGATAATATCAGGACCATAGGTTTCTTTTTTATCTAAGATAGAATGATCTTGAGATTTTAAATAGGATACTCCTGCTCGAATAGCCTTGGTGTTTGTTTTGTTGTATAAATTTCTATCAAATTTCTTTCTTACTGTGGCTGCGCTAGCAATAGGCTTTATCCTATCGGTCAAAATGATTCTCCTTCTTCGTCCTCTTTAACTTCAAAGGGATTAGATATTTCAGACATGCGTCCCGAATCTTTATCATAAAAGAGATATGTAGACGGTCCAACCTCACCACTATACCTGTTCTTCAGGATTCTGACAAGGGTTGTATTTGCTAATGTATCATCTGTCTCTTGTTGGTTTCTCTCCAAGGCATACACCATGTCTGATAGTTGAGCAATACTATGACTGCCCCTAAGATGGGCGAGACTAACCTCTCCACCTTCCTCATGAGACTTTGAAGAGTTTGCTCGACGTAGGTGTGATACAAGATTTAAAGAGATGCCTGTCTCCTCAACCAAGCTTCTTAGCTTAGTCATCAAAACATCAATACCTCGACGCTCATCTCCTTCCTCCTGACCCGATACAAGAATGGACAGGTGATCTAGAAAAACCCATTTACAGTCTAAAGCTTTAGCCATATACCTGATTCGAGAGAGTATCTCGTCATTAGATATAGAACCAAAATGATCAAAAGCAAAAAGTCGTCCCGTACCAATGGTCTTCTCCTCCCAACGCTTGAGTTGTTCTTTGGTAAATTGATCCCGCACTTCTTTAATATATAATCTTTGGTTTGCTTCAACTGCCATAATATTAAAGGCAGTCTTCTTGGTGTTCTCTTCAAGGGCAAGAATACCAATGTTATCTTTTGTATTATATAGAAAGTGATGCATGAGTTCTCTTAAAACTGAACTCTTCCCCATACCAGAACCAGAGGTCCAAGTGACAAGCTCTCCTGTCCTGCAGCCAAAAGTCTTTTCATTAAGAGACGGCCAAGGATAGGCTACACTCTCACAAAAATCTTCTTCGTAAAGAGAGTCACCCAATTTACCAAGATTAATAATTCCTGCAGGTGTATACGGTTCTGCACCCCACCAAGCCTTAGTGAAATCCTCTCGGCAACCAGCCTTCAGATAATCGGATGCATCTTTAAACTTGGATAGTTTAACTATGCTGCATGTGTTGGGTTCAAACAGAGCGGCTACCTTGTTTGCAGCCTCCCGTCCTGCCTTGTCATTGTCAAAGCAGAGAATAACATTATCAAATGAATTAAGATAATCCATGTTCTTTTGACAGTCAGAGACTGCCGTGGTGGCAGACCTGACTGAAACACAAGGCCATTGACTACCAAACATTTGATAGGTAGCTGCAGCATCCAACTCACCTTCGGTAATCGTAATGTATTTACCTTTAGCAGGAAAGTTTTTCTGTCCAAACAAAGCTGCATCAGTGATGTTGCCTTCAGTAGGAAAAGTTTTGTTGGCAACAACTCGAAACTTGTTGGCTACATGGGAGCCATCAGTATTGTAATAAGGATATACATGCTTAATAATATTACCATTTACATCCTGAACAACGGAAATTCCGTAGGCTTTACAGGTATCTGCGGTAAGTTTACGATCTGGAATATCTCTATAGTTTTTATTTTCAGTCATGTTCGTAGAATACACTTTTAAGTTAGCGTTAGATGGTTGAACTGATTGTTGCATATTATCTTCCTTTGAATAAGTTTTACAAACAAAACAAAAAGCACTGCCATCGTCATACAGAGCATTGCCGTCTGACGATCCACACTCTTCGCAATTCACATGCTTCATAAACTTAGCATTTTTCTTCATCTGGTTCTCCTATAATTAAAATAACCTACAGTTCGTAGAACTTACTGTAGGTTACTTTAATTAGTTTGCCAGAATGTCTGGCGGCTGTCAACTGGAACTTACTATTGTATAGCTATTAGGCTTTGCCTTTAATGCACTCAACAACCCCTCTCTGTTTTTAATAAAATCTTCTGCCTGTTTTTTAACTGTGAAGGTTATGTTAGTATTGTTTCCTTCGTAGTATATAAAATATTTTCGTCTTCTCATTTTGTTAGTGCCTCCCATGATACAGGATACAACTCTTTTATAATATTATTCCACCGCTCTGCCAGATTCTGTATTTCTATCTGGGCTAGGTCATCGCTCCTTAGTTTATATGCCCTAGCAAACGCAGCCAAAGAACCTGTAACATAATAACTTGTATATGTAGCCTGTGGTAAAACCATCCGTGCTTGCTCTGGTGCTACTCCTGCTCTAAGAAGTTCTTGATAAGTATCTTTAGCCTTAACGTATAAATGTGTTACTTTAGTACCAGTATAAGGATTTAAATCAAAATATTCTCCGCTCCCCTGCTTTCTATCTGTCGGTGCTTTTCTCCACCTTGTTGTGTCAAAAAATTTAGGAGTGTCATTCACATACCTTCTACTTACTTCATTATAACTAAATCCTACTGTATGTTTAAATCTTTGCCTTGCAATAAATATAGGAACAGTTTCTCTGAGAGTTATCATACAATGAGTGAACGGTGTGAAGTGATTGTGCTTGGCAAGATATTTAATTAACTTAACATCTTTATCTTTAAGGACATTTTCTACAGGACCGGCAGGAGTTATGGACTCCCATTCACTTTCTTTATCAAAAGAAACTCTAGCTGCATTAACAACAGTCAGATCATTTCCTAAGTGAGAGATTAATTCTGCGTCCATTATTGATCCTCTTCCTCGTTCAATAGGTTGTCAATAAAATATTTTTTATCGGCCATAACTTCTTCTGCTTCTCTCTTTGCATGGCTTCTGGCCTCTTTTAAAGAATACCCCTCTCTTTGATATTCTCTTGTAAGCTTTTTAAATAGATTTTTAGAATCTAATTCCCATAAATTTTTTGACATGTTATCTCTCAAAAATTTCTTGTGTAGTCCAACGCTTTTTTTGATAAGCTTTCTAAACTATCTTCTGTTATTGTTAATTTTAATTTTAAATAATCATTTTCTTCTTTTAATTCTTTGATTCTAATACATAATTTATTTATTTGTTCGTTTAGATCATAAACATTTTTCTTTAAAATATCTAGCTGGTCCATATCATCTGCCCATTGTCTTTTCTATTTCCTGAAACAGCACCTGAAGTTTAGTGGCTGTTGTGTGTAACTGTGCCTCTTGGTTTAAGTTTATAAATTTAATTTCATTTACATTATTTAAAATATCTATCACGGTTTTTGCGTAGTATTCTAAGTCTTCATGCAGACTTTCATGAATAATCCTTAAATCTACTGACAGCCTATCTTTACCGTTTAGAGATTCTTTTTCTTTTTTTTCGATATCATTAATAATTTTATTTAAAGAATAAAGCATAATTCCTCACATAAATTGTGGACCATTGTACCAACAGACAATAGAGTATCTGCTGCCATATTTAACAGGTGTTATTTGATGCCACATAAACGATGGAAATACTACCACGCTTCCGGCATTACGCATTTCCTTAATGGTTTCATATCTTTTCTTTTCTACTGGCGATACAAGCTTTTGTATTTGGAAGTCACCACCCTTGAAGTTCTCGTTCAGTGTTATACACACACTAAGCTTGCGAACAAGTCCGTTTTCATCAGGCAGCATATCATGATGC